ACCGTAGCTCAGTTGGTTAGAGCACCACCTTGACATGGTGGGGGTCACTGGTTCGAGTCCAGCCGGTCGCACCATCTTTTCTTTTCATAAAGTATCATAAAGTTCCATTCATCACATAAAATCAAACACTTATAGTCTTTTGGTTTATTTTATTGTCTCATAGAGTTTCATAGAGTATCATTCAATTTCATGATTTTAGTATTACATTTAGTATCATAACTTCAATTTTTCTGTGTTTGTAATACTAAAAATCAGGAAAAAAGGTAATGTAATACCATTCCCGCTGAATTGATAATACCAAGGTTCCATATGCCGAAACTCGTTAAACCACTCACTACAACGGAAATTACAAAAGCTAAACCGAAAGAGAAAGATTATTCTTTGTCCGATGGTTATGGTCTATTTTTATTTGTGCGTGTTACCGGATCTAAGATATGGCGATTTCAATATTATAAGCCAATCACCAAAAAAAGAACGATTATTAGCTTAGGGAGTTACCCTGAATTATCGCTTGCGGATGCTCGGGTTAAGCGTGATGAATACCGTGGGCTATTAGCAAAAAATATCGATCCGCAAGAGCATAATTTTATTATTGAGCAGGAAGCCTTACAGGAAAAAGAAAATCTGTTTTCTACACTTGCTGAAAAATGGTTTGAGTTCAAACATCATGAGGTAAAAGCAGGGAATTTAAAACAGGTTACTTATGATGATATTGTCGATCGCGTTACTCGCCATTTGCTAGCGCACTTTGGCCACATGGAGCTAAAAAACATATCTGCGCCATTGGTACGAAACAAATTAAAGTATTTGGAAAAAGAGGGGAAACTAGACACATTACATCGAGTTATTGGGTATATGAATAAAATCATGACCCTTGGTGTGAATATTGGTTTGTTACATAGCAATCCTATTGCTAATTTATCTGAAGGTTTTTTAAGGCCCATAGCGGAAAATAATCCGACAATCCCACCAGAACGATTGCCTGAATTCTTTGCTGCACTTCAATCCTCTAAAATGTCTTTAGAGGTTCGGTGCGCAATCGAATTGCTATTGTTGACAGCTACTCGTGTTGGCGCATTAACACAAATGGAATGGAGTGAGATTAATTTTGATGAAAAACTTTGGTACATACCAAAGAACAAAATGAAGGGGAGAGTTGGAAAAGTACAGGATTTTATTGCGCCACTATCAAAACAAGCGCTTGCAGTCCTTGCTGTAATGAAGAAACTCACAGGCAATCAAAAGTATGTTTTTACCGGGTTTAAAAACTCAAATGAGCCAATGAACAAGGAAACCCCAAACAAAGCCATTAAGAGAATGGGGTATCAAAATACACTGACGGCCCACGGATTGCGATCTATTTTTAGTACCGCAATGAATGATGCCGAATTCAATCCTGAAATTATTGAAGTTTGCCTAGCTCACTTTGAATATTCATCCGTGCGAGGCACTTACAATAAAGCTAAGTACCTAACGCAACGGATCGAATATATGCAGTGGTGGGGGGATTTTGTTGAGGAGAGAGCGAGAGAATCTGCTGCAATGTGCTTAACATCAGATTAATTAGCCATTTGCGCCTGTTTGCAGTCGATATAACGTTGAATGTCGGTAGATTTCCAGTAGAGGAATCTACCGATTTTTATTGGCTCGGGAAAATCCTTGTCATCTTTCATTCTTCGTAAAAGAGTAGAGCGGCTAATATCTAATACTCTTGCCGTGTTTTTTAATCTTAATAATTCTTCAGTCATATTTACTCCGATTTTATTCTTTCTTCACAATATCCGGTACCTCAATAATCATTATCTGATTACGATCAATGTCTTTGTATTTTAGCCAGTACTGGACGATTTCCATCGCCTCGCCCTGTGTTACGCCTTTTTCAGACTCTCGGACAACGTCCCAATCTCGGCGGAATTGGCACTCAATGACGATATATTTCTTACCGTCCATTACTTGTAATTCGTTTCTAAAAAACATTTACACCCCTCAACAATAGCCATAGTTTCAAATTAAAAATAAATACTTCCTCTTGGCGTTTGATTCTCGCCGCCCTAGCTCGCCATTCGGCGTACTGTAAAACGGCAGACACAATCACGCAGTACCAAAAAAATAAGTCATTCATGTTTGCTCCAATAAAAAACCGCCCGTAAGGCGGTCATTGTCAGTCATGTGCATTAATTTTTACTGAAAATGTATTTTGTTGTATTTGATGTTGCTGGGTCTTCCAGCCGTATAGAGTACTGCTCTGAATAACCGCCCAAAATCTTATCCCAAAAGTCAATGACATCATCTACAACTTCTAGATACAGCTCATTACAGTTTTGATATATCCAATCTATCGCTAATTTAGCCGCTTTCTTCCCATACCCTTTCTTCTGATATTTAGGAAAGATGAATATCTTATAAAGCTCTCCATCAGCTACTTCGTCAGGTGCATTTTTCATAAGAATAATATGAACATACCCAACTAAATGTTGTTCGCTGTATATTGAGAATAGTAATGGTTTTCCTGATGGTTGAAAGTCGATATATCTCCATCTGAAGCTTGACAATTCCTCATTACATATTTCAAAGTCTCGCTCAGACATTTCAATAATACTAACAGACATAATGAATTATCCTTAGATACATTAATAACTTTTAATATTATAATATTATACAAGCGCTTTATTGAACTATTTAATCGCCTTTATACGTCTTGTATTTCAAATACCGGTAGAGCAACTAATGATTTGGCGGTAAACCCTGCCTACACTCTAATCTTCTATTCACCTCAACCTATTTAATAAACTCCCACGTGTGTATTTGGATTGCAACTGGAACAGGAGCCATTTTTATACGCCGCCAGCGTTTTTAAAAATTGAGGGATATGTTTATCAAAAGCCTTCATTAATACATCATCACGAGCTGCCGTATGAATAAAAATTGTTTGCTTTTGATATTCCGGGCAATAACTCACGAAATCCCATGTTTCGTATCCAGTTACCCATAAATTAGCCTGCACTTGGATAATGTATTCGGACGGAACGCCGCCTTCTAACAAGTATCGAATATGCGTACTCATTTTCGGGCATTTAATCTCTAAGCCCTTTTTGAGTTCGGGGATTAGCCCATCAGGGCTAACCATTACCTCTTTTTTGTCATCTAAGTACACGCCGCCAACTTGAGTAACTGTGTTTCCGGTAATAAACTCATAAGCCGATCTAGCAAGTGGCTCAAGTTGATTTCCACGCTCCATAAATTTAGATTTAAATGCGCCATCTTGTAAGCCAAGAATGCTTTCTTCGATCAACTCGGCCATATACTTTATTTGCGCGCTTGATTTTTTACCGGTTGCCGTCACAATATTTTCAAAGCCCGTTGCGGTGGGGATACCTAAACGGGCTTTTAACCATTCTTCCGAGCCTTGTTCGCAATCAAGTGTTATTAGACCGTCAATCATAGTGGGACATCTTCTCCGCTATCTTCTTGTTGCTTATCAAGGCGACTATTGAGGATTGATATAGCATTGTCGGCTTGCTCTTTTGTCATTTCGGAAAGATCCGCGTGACCGTATGCCGTCAGTAGTTTTTCCGTGCTTGTACCGGTTGCGTCAATTAAACCGATTAACATTTCTTCCTGTTCGGATGTAATTAACACCGAAACGTCTATCACGTCTTGTTTAGGCGTTACGTTTACCGGCTCACGCTGTGTTTCCACAATGCGGTCTGCCTCGTCTTGGTCGTAAATACCTGTGAAACCAAACGCCAAGCGCGCGCACTGAATCATTGCTTTGTGTCGCAACATTCTTTTCGGATGTGTTTTCCATGGGCCCATGTCACGAAAGCATTCACTCATATATTCCGTTACCGAAATTGGTTTTGAGCGGTCTTTGCGATAAATTCGACAAGTGCATTTTTCATCATCTAAATCAAATTCGATGCCGTCAAAATTTGGGTTTTCGTTAAGGATTCTTGCCCAACCATCAACGCCGACAATCGGAACAATACCATTTTGACGGTCTGGAAATGCGTAAATTTCTTTCGTCCACGGATTTAATCCATATTGATTCGCCACGATTAAAAGTGCGGTCATTTGGCTGTCATTTACATTACCCTTGAAAGCGGTATTTTTTAATGTCGCCATCAAGTCGGAACCGTCCGCAATTTCAAATCGTTTAGCCAGTTTGTCTGTCAGATTTTGTAGTGCTGTTGCCATTTTGCTTTATCCTTAATTCATTTTTTTTAGTGATACGTTATCGCCATACTGCGTTTTAATTTGTCGCGCTAATGCAATCGCTTGTTCTTGCGTGCCGGTAAATGCGATGCGGATTTCAAAGTTAAATGTTGGCTCGTCAGAAAGTGCGGTCGAATTTTCTTGTGTTTTTTCTACCGCACTTTGTGTTTCTGTTTCGGACGCAACGGCTTGCGATTCCGCTTTTGCTTTGGCATCTTCTTCGGCTTTTGCTTTTAACTCTGCCTCACGCTGTTGTTCGGCATTTACTCGATCAGCAATAATTGGCTCAAGATCGTCCGTGCCGGCAACTAATTGCAGTGCGTCTCTAAATAAATGCTCGTAGGCAACCGGAATCATTTTTAAACGTGCTGTAATTCGTGCGGATTCTTGGGCTAATTCGGCAAGAATTAGCGTTTTTTCGGCATTAACCGATTTAACTAATCCATCGAGCGTTCTTTTATTTTTTGTCGCCTCTTCGATCCGCTTTGTTATCACTGATTTTGGCATCGTTTGCTCAATTGCAAGAGATACAGAGCTTTCATACTTGTCGCGAATTTCCGCAATTTCATCAAGCGCGCCATTGATAATATCTTGTTTAACTTCTGATTCTTTTAATTTAACCAACTTATCGCGCGCCAAGCGCTCTTGTCTAAACCGCTCCGCAATGTTTTCAGCGGAGGTAATTAATGCCGCAATCTCACCGCTTTGTGCCGACTTAATCGCTGCACGGATTTTATCTTCAACCTCTTTCAAAGTTTTGACTTCTTCTTTTGCGGCCGCAAAGTCATCATCTGTCTCAAACTTGCTCGTGAGTGTTGCAAGAAATTGCTCGGCTTGTTTTTCAAACTCCACAATATTTGTGGATAACACTTTACTTTCGGTTGTTAAAACTAAATTAAATTCGGTTGTCATTTTCATCCTCTCCCATAGCAACCACTTTTCCAATATTCGCAATCGTCATCATCGATGTCTTGTGCGTTATCATCAAAATCATCGCTCTGCAGTTGCGCCTCAAACTGCTCGTAATAGTCATCAGGATTATCAAAATCCCATACCGACCCACGCCTAATTTTTGACATTGCGTTTTTCCTGCGCCGCTCCGATATAAACCAATAAACCTCTTACACCTCGGCGTTTTATGTTTTTATTCTCTCTATCTACCCATAACCCTGTGGACGGGTAAAAATCCACAACCTTTCCACTGTAAGAAACAACAAGATGAAATCCTGCATTGTGTTTTACGAAAGGAATATTTAAGCATTCCAATAGTTGTGTGCTTCTTTTTAAATTAAACTTTCTCTTTTCTTTTCGAGCTTTCGTAAGCTCTCGGAATGCCTCACCCATATCACCCATTTTCTTTACCCTTTCTTTGATTTAACTCAGCTTGTTTTCTGACGGTCTGTTTCTCAAGATATTCTTGAGCTTCCGCGCTCAAATTCGGCGGTGCATCGCCAAATTCTGAAGCCCATTCAGCCTTTGCCTTACGCTCCCACTCCAGGGAGATTTGCTCGCTTACCGCGTTATTGTTGTAGTCAGTATCAACGGTAAGGGTAGGGCGTGATAGGGATAGCCCAATTAGCGCAATTCCCCAAACGCAAGCGGTAATCACTGCGCAAACAATCCAGTGTAGGTATTCATCAAGCCATTGGATGATTTGTTTTTTTCGGCTTGGATGTTGATTTAAAAGTGCGGTAGTAAATCGTTGTTGTTTCATTTTTTGTTTCCTTTTTAATCAATTTGCTGAATTTTGGATGTAACAATCCGCCACGCGATTTTTCAAAAGTGCGGTCGGATTTTGCGGTGTTTTATAGAATGTCTAGCTGAAAACCCGTTGCTTTAGGGTCGTAAGCTCTAAGATATTTTAGGACGCGCCAGTTATTAC